GCCGACGAGTGCCTGCGCCTGAAAGCGCTCTTCAGAGAAATCTCCGAGCCGGACGGGGACGATCCGCGATTGGATTACGTGACCGTGCAGATTGACAAGACGGCGTACAGGGAAATGATGGAGGCGAAGCGATGAGCGACGACGCCGCATAGTGGAACGTATCAGATAAACCTAATACAATCTGTATTCATGGAAAAAGCTACTATCGACATTTCCCTAATCAAGTCCGCCTCATCACATCGCGGGACTGATGCTGAATTGTCGGTGCTCATCGATTCCATGCGGACGCTCGGTCAACTCCAAGAAATCGTCCTCAATAGCCGCTATGAGATGATCGCAGGCAGGAGACGCCTAGCAGCAGCGAAGCGGCTCGGGTGGAAATCGCTGCGGGCGTTTATCAGTCCGACATTCGATGACGCGATTAAGGCATTACGTGCCGAGCGTGACGAGAATTGTCCAGGGTGTAGGGTGGCGTTGACACGAGCGGAGCAGTTGGAATTGGCGAGACGACTTGAAGAGATTGAGAATCCAGAAGCGGCAAAGCGGAAAGCGGCGACACAGGCGAAGAAAGGCGAAGGCAAAGTCGGCGGCAAGCAGAACGAAGAGCGGTCAAAGACTAGAGATAAGATCGGCGAAGCGGTCGGGATGTCTGGTCGGACATTGGAGAAGGCTCAGGCTGTTATCGATGAGGCGCAACAATATCCCGAACGCTACATCGACCTCGCGGAACAAGTCAGCCAAGACAATCAGCCGATTGATCCGGTGTATCAAGAGTTTAAAAAACGCCAGGAGATCTTCGAGGCCGCGGAACGGGATTCGCGGTTTGCCCCGGTCGCTGAAAAGCTCACCACACATCACGACACGGACACTGCCTACTCTGAATTCTCGCGGCTTAGAGATGAGCAGGGGAAGGACAAGCTGGGAAGGACGCTTCCCCGCCATCTCGCCAAAGTGTTCAATGATCCGTGGATTGGCCAGTGTGTTGCTGAGTTGAACGATGCGGAGCAAAAGATAAAAGTAGTTGGCAAGGCGATCGGCAGACATCACGCTTGGCCACACTTGCCGGCCGGGGTCAGTTCGGCTGCCGATGAGTTGATGTCATTGATTGAATTTGTTCGCGACGGTCTAGAAGCGGCAACGCCGTATGCGGTGTGCGAGAAGTGCGGCGGCGAGGCGTGCAAGGGGTGTAAGATGGCCGGGTGGGTGCCGGAGAAAACGCGATGATAACGAAAACAGCACTCGCCTGCGAATGGGAAGGTGATTGGCGAGATGAGATTGCATCATTGGTTTGGCTGATTATTTCTCCAGGAATCAGCCTAGCTCGCATCATTAGCTAGTTGTCCAGATCCCAATTCAACCCACCCGCCTCTTCGCTCGCATTGCCTTGAACGTGCATCGCATCGAACAGCAATTCACGGAACCACGCCGGTGATTCCGTGCGGGCATCTAGGCCGCAGTATTTGCGATACCACTTCGTAACCAAGTCAATCGCATCGCCACGCTCATCGGCATAGCCAAGATGAATATGGCCACCCTTGCCACCGTTGGCCGAAGGGTCCCAAATTTGAGCACGCCACCGCGGCGGATCACCAGCCTTTTCCCCAGGCACGAGCTTCACACCGTCAGCACTCCAACGAATGCCACGCTCCGCTAATGCCGCTTCCCTAAGCGACTCTCCGAGCAACGTCAGATTTCGCACGTAATCAATCTGCGTCGTTCGATCGGCAGGATGCCAGAGGGATGCTTTGACGCGGTGACGAAGCTCAAGGATTGAGGTCTTATTAGGTCCGGGTGGTGTGGATGTGGCGACTGGCTGGAATAGTTTCGGCTCGGGGATTTCATTCGGGCGTCCATCGTCGCTGACGCCGCCGCCGTCTTCCCATGAACGGCGAGAGCTACAAGGGGAATTGCAGACTGTTTGCATGGTCCTTTAACGTTTGGGTAATGGTGGTACGTTTTGGAGCAGACGAGTTTTCTGGCGCCGAAGGAGTGGCGTCATCCGGTCGATAAGAGCCACGGCGTCAGGTCCGACCTTCTTCGCCTCATTCCGAATGCCAACTATGTCACCGTAACTACCAACCAACAGCCTGCGGATCATGTCGTAATCTCTTCGGATAAACTCGGCGAGTTCAAACTTGTCATCGTCCGCGTATTGGGCTGCGAGTAGGTTCCAAAGAACATCGTCTTGTGGCGATTCGGCGATGAACAGCAATAGCAACGAGTCGGGCATTGATCGCCATTGTATTACGATTCGCCCCCATATGGGCGCAGAATCGACGGTATGGCATCCATCCCGCCACCACTGCCAAGTCGAGCCGTTCCGCCGCCGTTGCCGTCACGTCCGAACCCATACGCCACGCCATCGCAGTTTGATCCGAGACGAGTCTTAGGCAAAGTCGCAACTCGCGATGTCACACGCGCGGCCGGTCAAGTATTCGAGATCGATCACTACCCAAACTCAACGAACGTCAATCGAATGCGGATGGACCGTGACAGCGATGGTCAAGGTGGCAAGGCGCAGACTGGGGTTATCACAGTTGAGTTCGTGAGCGGTGAGACGTGGCAATATCCGAATCGATCAATCGCGGACTTCGTGGACATGGTGGAGTCGTCGAGCAAAGGACGTTTCGCTTATTACGAAATCCGTGGGCCAGGGCCGTCGAGTCAGGTCAAGGGTAGAGGGCTGTGGCCGGGGACGAAGATACGTGACGCTTGGCGATCGGCAGCGGAAATCAAACGCATACGGCATGCGAGACGGCCGATCACCGCGGCGCAGAAACAACGTACTTACACACGCTACGGCAAACGCGGCGGGTATGGGGCCGGTGGGCTGGCGATACGATGAGTGACTTATCACCACGTCAGCAACGATTTGTCCAAGAATTCATTGTTGATCTAAACGCGACGCAAGCGGCATTAAGGGCCGGATACAGCGAAGAGAGCGCGCGTCAAATTGGCTCGCAAAACTTGTCAAAACCGTACATTCAAGATGCTATTTCCAAGGCAATGGCGGAAAGATCGTCGCGGACAAAGATTAATGCCGATTGGGTGCTAAAGCGTCTCGTTCGCAATGTCAAACGTGCGAGCACTTCTGTGCCTGTCACGGATCGCGAAGGAAACCCGACTGGTGAGTACGTTTACGAAGGCAATGTCGTCAACAGGGCACTTGAGTTAATTGGTAAGCACGTAGGCATGTTTACCGACAAGCTCAAGTTGTCTGGTTCGGTTGGTGGATGGGACTTGAGTAAACTAACAGATGATGAGATCAGCGTCCTTGCTCGAATCGCAGCTCGCGCCACCGGAAACGATTCTCTCGGAGATGATCCGGCGGAAGTTGAAGAAGCCGCCGCCACTGTTCCGATGGCGGAAGGGGCCAAGTCCTAGCGGCCAATTCATCACGATTGGCAAAGACGGCATTCCTGACGTTTGGTTGCACGAAGGTCAGGACAAAGCAAGAAGATCAAAAGCGCGATTCGTTCTCGTCCTGTCCGGCGCTCAATCCGGCAAAACGGCTCTCGGTCCGCCGTGGTTACTTGAGCAGATGCAGGAGCGCGGACCGGGCAATTACATTCTCGTCGCGCCGACATTTCGGCTACTCGAAAAGCAAGCAATCCCGACTCTCAATCGGTTCTTCGGAACGCTACTCAAACTCGGATCGCTGGTCGGTAACGAGTTTCGCATCTCGGAAGAAGGCCATGCGCGAATCTGGCCGCACTTGCCATACGAGCCGACACGCATCATCTTCGGCTACGCGGAGAATCCCGATTCGCTCGAATCCTTAACGGCAAAGGCCGCATGGCTCGATGAGGCAGGCCAGAAGAGCTTCAAGCAAACATCGTGGGAGGCAATTCAGAGTCGTCTTGCGATCAATCAGGGTCGCGTCCTATTCACATCTACGCCTTACGAACACAACTGGCTCAAGACGGATGTTTACGACCGGGCCGATAGGAATAGGCGAGCCTATCGCGATGGATTGCCAAGGAACCCAGCCGACAGCGGTTACGATTCGGTCAGTTACGAATCGATCATGAATCCAGCTTTCCCAAAAGAAGAATGGGAAAGGCAAAAACTCGTCCTACCGCGATGGCGATTCGATATGCGATACCGTGGCCGGTTCACACGCCCGGCCGGCGCTGTGTACGATTGTTGGCGCGGATGGATCGGTCCAGACGAGCACGGCGTCATTGGTCACGTCGTCCCGCCGTTCAATCCGCCTGCCGAGTGGCCGCGGTATGTTGGCCTGGATTTCGGCAGTCCGAATTTTGCTGCGGTGTTTGTGGCCGAAGAGTTGGACGAGAACGGCAAACCGTCTGGAAGGCTGTGTGTCTATCGTGAATACTCGCCTGACGAATCTAAGAAGATCGCTGACCACATTATCGAGTTGAAGCGCGGCGAGTCGAAATTGCCATTGGCGGCTGTCGGTGGATCGAAGAGCGAAGGTAACTGGCGAATCCAATTCGCCGACGATGGCTACCCGGTCAATCCGCCAGATCAGCCGGACGTTGAGGTTGGCATTATCCGCGTCTACGGGATGATCCAGACGGATCAGTTATTTGTAACGTCCAATTGCGAGCGACTGATTGACGACTTGGACACGTACAGCCGCGAGATTGACGACGCTGGCAACATCCTCAACGACATTTCCGATAAAGAGACTTTCCATAGAGCGGACGCATTGAGGTATGTGATAGGATGGCTGCGGCAGGCTGGAATCAATTTCTTCTTCAAGGTCATCGAGACGCGATAGAATGGCGAGCATGAAACGTGTTGCAAATAATCACAACTGGCTTTGCGAATGGCCTGGATGTAGGCATGTGGCAACAATGGCAATAAGTCCGCATGGATTTCGTGATGACTTGTACTGTGACGAACATGCAAGGCAGTTCGCCCCTTCGGTAGCGTCTACTGGCATATATGCCACGCAAGACCAAACCCAAGCTGAAAACCAAAGCCATTCGTCGCCGCAAGCCGGCGCAACAAGCCCCGCCGCCAACTCCAAACGTCCTACAGCAGGCGTGGCTGTCGGGGGCCACACCCGGCTGGTGGATCAGTGACCACCTGGAAGAGCTACGGCACTTCGTAAGCTGGATTTACGTTGGTGTCCACAAGATTGCTCAACAGTGCGCCCAAGCGAAGGTTTGTGTCTACGACACGAGCGAATCGCAGTATTTAGATGCGGCAGCACCGTTCGGCAGGCCGAAGGCACTCACGCAACTCGCTTACCAACTTCGCCAGTGGCGTCAGAAGTCAAGAACACCAGACACGCCAGCGGAACGGGAAACGCCCATTCCCGACCATCCGGCCGCATTGAAGCTAGAGCGACCGAATCCGCTCACCAGCGGTGCTGTATTCCGTTACCAATACGCCTGCCAGTTGCGATTAACAGGTTCTTGCTACATTTGGGAAGTCCCAAACCAATTCGGCGAGCCGGAACATCTTTGGGTGATTCCAAGGGGGTGGGTCAGACCGATGGCCCCGAATGGCAATAATCCATTGGGGTGGTATCAGGTAACGCCGGTGTTTAACACGTTCACGCAGGGGATTACATCTCCAACTACGTCAACGTACACGATCCCGCACGAGCAGATGTTGGATATCCGCTGGCCGAATCCACTCTATCCCGGCGAGGGGACAAGCCCTCTGAGCGCCTGCTCGCAGATCATCGACATCATGGAGCAAACGGACACGGCGACGTGGGCCAGTTTCGTTAATAGCGTCAAGCCGTCCTTGGTATTCAACATCGACCCGCGGAATGGGCAGTCTGTCACCAAAGAGATGCTCGACCGGCTGATGACGGAAATCGAGACGTTCAAAGCGGGGTCGAACAACGCGGGCAAGGTGCTCGCCATGCTGGGTCTGACCGTTCAGCAGATGATGAGCGGCCCTAGCGAACTGGACTACGTGCAAGGACGGCAGCAGAACAAGGAAAGCGTACTCAACATCCAGGGGCTTTCTCCCGTCATGATCGGCGCTCCGGTCGGCAACTACAGCGAAGCGGCGGTTGCGGCCAAATGCACGATGGAGTTCTCAGTCAACCCTGACCTTGCGCTCTTCGATGGCGCTTTCACCAACCGATGGCAGCAGATTTGGGGAGAGGACTTCCGCATCGAGACGACGGCGCGGACGATGGACGACCCGACGCTGAACTTGCAAAAGACGACGAACATTGCGGCGGGTTTCCAGGCAGGAGTGGTGAGTGCCAACGAGTACCGCGGGCACTTGGAATTGTCGCCGCTCCAAGATCCCATTGCGGACATACCGCAGGTGCTTCTACAGTCGATGGTGCCCGGCCTCGGTTCCCCGGATACCGGCATTCCTGGCATGGATGGCGATGATCCTTACTCGTCGTTCGTCGGGGATGATGTGGCGACGGATACCGACACGGGTATCTCGAATCCGGTGATGGCGGACGCGCCGGGTAAGAATAGAATCGAGAAGGTGTTTAAACTCAATGGGTTTAGTAAGAACGGAGTACACAAATGACGGCGACAAAAATCGATCAGGTTATCGTTGTTTCACTTCCGAATGCTTCTAATGAGGTTGTCGAACAAGCTAAACGTGACTTGTCCGAAGCATTCGGTGAAAAGAAAGTAGTGGTTATTGCAAATCAGGCCAGCGTGTCGATTGTCAATTGTGACAACATCGACTGATTCCGACCCGCCCCATTTCGCCACGACAACAGAAGCACAATCCTAAGCTGAGGCCGCAATGCCGCTCGACAATACCCTTTGGCGCGTCAAGAAACTCGATGACGATTCGCTCGCCTATTTGGTTCCAGACGCCGAAATCAAGCCGGACGGCGCGAAAATGGCCGTCCGCGTCGTCGTTTCGACAGAGGTCATGGACCGCGAACGTGACATCCTCATCGCCAAGGGCTGCGATACGCGCGACCACAAGCGCAATCCGATTGTGCTCTTGAACCATCGCAAGGACTTGCCCGGTATAGCTCAATCCCGCGATCCGAGCGGCAGCTACACGCTGAAGAGCTACGAAGACCGGATTGAGGCCACGAACTACTTCGATCAGTCGTCCAAGATGGCGATGCAAGTGTTCCGGCTGGTCGAATCCGGGGCGTTGAGGGGGGTATCGCCGGGGTTTTTCACTGTTCCGAATGCCGTCCACAAGATTAAAGCTTCCGATGGCCAACCGGCGTTCATTTACAACCAGTGGAAACTCCTTGAGATCTCCCATTGCCCGATTGGGATGAATCCCGACGCACTGGTCATTGCCGTTGAAAAGGGTTTCGGCGGCGAATCGCTGCTACCGGAGCTAAAGGATATGTTGCTCCCGTATGTGCCGGCAAAGCGAGCCATTGCCACGAGCGGCTTTGAGAAAACCAAGAGCGACGACGATGACCTCGAAACGAACCTGGCGACTGATTTGCTCGACGAGCCGCTTGAAACGGAGTCGGTTGCACTCACGCCATCGACGCAGTTCTATCACGCGATGGCTGGGGCGGCGCTCAAGATGATGGGACTCGCCAAAGAGCTTTTGCCCGTCCAAGAGAACGACCGTACGAAGACTGACGCACGGCGTTGTATCGCCCTGTTCGGCAAGGCCCTTGAAGTCTGTCAGAAAGGGCATGCCGGGCATATCAGCGACTTCCCCGATCAGCCCGGCGTTCCTGGTGGGCTGAGCGAGGACATCAACGAAGGCATGATGACCGAATGGCGACAGAAGGCCCTTGACGAGTGGGATGCATACTGGGCGCGGCAACAGCGGGCCGTGGCCGAAGAAGATGCCATAATCATCAAGAAAGCCGTCGAATTCATGCGTACGCAAGCCCGCGATGCTCAGTTGCCGCATCGGATTCGGGCCGCATCGAAGCGGATCGCGGCCGATTTGGAGCACGTCAAGATGGTCGCGGTGCCGGAAGACGAGCCGCTTGATTGGGAGACGATCAAGAACGAATTGGCGAGTGCCAAGTCGGCGATCGATAGCGTGCGACGTGAAAAGGTGGCGGTGTAATGCGACCAAAAGCCAAGCGTGGCCGTTGCCGTCGCATTAGAAACATCAATTGGGATTGGACTCGGCGGACTGGATCGAAATCCGCCCGTCGAATGAAAAAACTCTGGCACGGCATTATTCGACGCGAACCATTGGAGCCGATGAATGGCAACTGACGCCGAAATCCTGACCGCCGCACGGAATCTGTCGAGTGCCGTAGTTGCACTCAAAGACGCTGAGGCGGTCGTGACTCGTCTCGGCAACGAACTGCAACGCGCTGGACAGGCTGTGGACGAGAAGCGGAAGCACGCCAAGGAATGCGAACAGAGATTGATGCAGTTGGCGAGTCGCAAGCCATCCGAGCCGCCGCCAAAGGCGGAAAAGGAACTAGTTGCTGCTCAAACTCCGTCCGGTGGTGGAAAATTACCACCACCGGAGGAAAAGCCGCCAGAAGTGAAGCCGGAAGCGCCAGAGCCAGCAAAGGTGCTCACGCACGGCATCACGCCAACATCGAATTTAACTCGTCGGCGGTGAGATATGTTTCGCTTGCCGTCGATGATCGAGAAGACTTTCGACGAGTCGAAGCATCCCCGCGATTCGGGGAAATTCTCGTCGTCACCCGGAAAGCAAGGCGAGAGTAAGCAGCCGCAACTACAGCCGCATAACGAGCGATTGGCGGCGCTTCGGGCACAAATCGACGCCGCGAAGCGGGCACGGCGAGAGGCGCACGAGGAGTTGCGGGCGCATGCCGATCGGCATAGCGAAGAGGCCAACGAGCACGCACGGTCGGCGCATGAAGATCATTCCAATCAAATCGTCGCGTGGGTTCCTGATGGCGTCGAGGATGAAGATCCGTATCAGGAATTTGAAGAATCCTATTACGAACTAGACGGCCTCGGTGTGGAATACAACTCGGACGGCACGCCAAGCGAACGATTCGAGCAAATCCGCGATATGCACATTGCCGCGAAGAATGCGTTGGAGAAGTTAGAAGCAGTGCAGCCGACTGGCGAAGGTGAAGACGATTTCACACAGGCTCACATCGATGAGAACCGCGAGCATTTGACGCACATCGTCAAGAAAACCAAACTAGCGGCACGGGCGTTGAAAGAGCATGCGAATCGACGGCGCGAGATGAAAGATGTGAGAGAAATCAAGGCGGTGACGTTTGCCCTCCCCGGCCTCGTCACCAAAGCTCGCCGCGGCTTCGGCGCATCCATCCTACATGCCGCGATCTCGCATCTTGCCCGTGGTGGACGCTGGGAAGAATCCAAGCACCGGCGCGGCCAACCGGGCAATCGTGGTCAATTCGCCAGCGGCGGCGGGAGCAGGTCTGGCGGGAGTCGATCGTCTGGATCGAAGCCGCCGCCATTACCGAAGGCGAAGCCGTCAGGCAAGCCAGCACAGCCGCCGGGTCGGAAGTACAATCCGCGATTCGGTAAGGTGGCACACCCGCCGTCATTGCCGGGCAAGAATACGCCATCCATGCCGGGGACAGGGCATCCACCGGAGAACATCGGCAGTCCGAAGAATGAGGCTGAGGCCCGCGAGCATTTCATCTGGTTGATGGGGCGCGCCGGCATCCTGCGACGGCAGGCACAAGGCGGTACGCCATTGACGCCGAAGCAGACGCGGGAGTTGACGCTCAGCGTCAATCTCGCCAATCGCATTCACGCGCAGCATTTCAGCGACGAGGCGCAAGCGAAGAAAGAGAGCGAGGCCAAAACAGGCAAGGCGTCCGATCCGTTCGGATTACCGACGGTCGCGGAACGGAGTAAGCCAGCGGCTTCGTCGCTGGCATCAAGCCAAAAGCCAGCATCCGCCTCTAAGCCATCTCAATCAAGCGCCCAACAAGGATCATCAGGCGGCGGCAAAGGTATTCAGCAAGCAATTTCCGGCATGGGTCAAGGCGTTGCTGATTCTTTATGGGAGCACATTGAAGATACGATTAAGCGAACCGGCGATGTACCATCTGGCGAGCGTGGCTTGGGCGGGAAAAAACCAACTTACATCGGTCAGGCGTGGGATCGACTCAAGCAGTCAGGACTACATACGCATCCAGAAGCCGCAAAGCGATTTGTTGCCGCGATGCGGCATGCCCATCAATACGCTGGAGCTAGACAAGGCAAACCAGGGGCCGACTATCACAAATTGATGGGCGAAGGAATAATTGCTGGATTGACGCAGCATTTTGGAGATTTGATCAATCAGTCGCCGAATGCAAAACCATCTGAGGAACTGCGATCGAATACCACGCTTGATGATTTTATGAATGAGCCGCCTGAGGAAAAGAAGAAGCCAAAAACGAACATCCGCCACAATCCAGACTTGGATGCGGTGTTTGGAAAATCCGCTTTCCAACTCCAGTCTCTCATACTGAAAAAATCCTAACACTTTTCGCTTGACAGCCTAGCCGCCTCACGTCTTTTACCCGCCCCATACCCACAACCTAATGGACTCTCACGAATGCGGTACTTCCGCGTACTAACGAGAGTCATTCAATGTCGTCACTCGCAGGCAAATCAGCAGTCGCGGAAGTCTTGGAAATGGTCCAAGAAGTCAAAAAAGGCGTCAGCGACGTTCAGGAAGAACAGAAAATCCAACGCCGCGAAATCGCCGAATTCAAAGAGAAGCACGCCGTACCACAATATCCGGCTGGCCTTGGGGCGGCTGGACCCTATGGGATCAGTGGTGCTATCCCACGAGACAGCGAAGGCTACAGCGTCCTTCGTGCCGCCGGTTTCATGGCAGGCTTAGTGGACAAGGAAAAGGTCAAGTACGAATTGGACGTGCATGAAAAGCTGAAGGCAAGCTACTTCGAGCACGGCTGGCGACCGCAACCGAATCAAAACGGTCGCAGCATGGTCATCCCCTACGACACCCGCTGCCTGCCAATGGGGACATCGGAAGAGCAACGTACCGTCACTGAACTCAAGCAAAAGATGGTTGCGAATGCGAGTGGCGTCGATCCGCTTGAGGCACAGTGGATCGCTCGGAAGATGGGTTTGCGACAGAAGGACCTCGGGACGACCGACGAGAACGCCGGTGGTGTCTTGGTCGGCTTTCCGACGCTGATGGAGTTGGTTGACATTCAACGCAATCTGGAAGTGTTCGCACGAGCCGGAGCAACGGAAGTCGGTTTGCCTGCCAATGGTCGGATGCAATACCCGAAGTTGACCAATGTGACGACCGCCTACTGGGTTGGCGAAGCAGCGACAATCACGGAATCCACGCCAGCCACGGGCTATCTCGATCTGCAAGCCAAGAAACTTGGCATCCTAGTTGACCTCAACAATGAACTGATTCGCTTCGGCAGCATCACGGCGGAAGCGATGGTCCGCGGCGATATGGCGAAGGTCGCGGCCCTCAAAGCGGACTTAGCCATGCTGGAAGGCACGGGTGGCACGCAGATTAAGGGCCTGATTACTTTCCCGTCGGCCGCAACGTGGACGACTGGCACCGATACGCTCCTGGCCTACACCGTTACTTCCAATCTATTCCAGATTAGTGACGCGGCCGAGATGGAAGCGGTTATGCCGGACACGGCTGGCGAGCCAACTGCCTGGATCATGCGTCGGCAATTGTGGGCGAAGATCCGCAACCGTCGCGCCGCAGCCGTCTCCGCAGCCGACAACGAAGGTCCTTACCTCGCTTCGATTACACGTTCGCTGCAAGAGCGTCAGCAATATCAGCTCGACGGGACGCCGGTCGTTCGCTCGACGCAGGTGTCCGCGACACGCGGAAACGGTTCACAGACGTATGTGATTCTCGGCTACTTCCCCGACTGGATCACGGCGAGGTTTGGTGTGTTGGAGTTCTTGTCCAGCAACGTCGGCGATACGCAGATGACCAACGACCAGACCCGCCTGCGTTGCATTCAGCACATTGACGCTGGCCCGCGGCATGCCTCGTCCTTCGTCTTCGCGGATTCGATCACGCTGTCGTAATGGATGGTAGGTGTCGCCAAGTTTCTCGTCGGATGATTCGACAGATTGAGTTGTTTGACACGTTGAATTTTCTGGCGAGTGAGATTCCTGAATGGCCTTCGGATGCGAGTTTTCGAATCAAAAGGACTTGGACGTTAGTGAGCTTTGATTTGTTACATTGCTCGCCTGGAAGAGACTTACCGTGAGCGATTTTGTCTTGGTTGTTTTCGAGGCGTGTTCCCCATGCGAGGTTGTCGAGACGGTTGTTGCCGCGATTACCATCTAAGTGACGACATTCTTGACCATCGCTTGGCGGACCGACGAAAGTAGTCAGGACGAGAATATGGGCGAGACAATTGAGTTTTACGCGATCAACAACCAGCGTGTAATGGTCGTAGCCTTGGCAGAAAGACGGCTTGAGTTTACGCCATCGACTGGTTGTCAGGACGTATCGAGCAGCCATGCCTTTTGCTCGATTACTCCAAATTGAGCCATCAGAACCGGCCATATAGCCGGGGAAGTTGGGGATTGGTCGGTACTCGGTAGTAGAATCAAACTCAGGCATGACGCGCTCCCGTTAGCGTGTTGTGTTTAGAGGGCGGTTCCCGAGTATCAGTCGGGGCCGCCTTCGTCATTTTAGATGACGGGTGGTTAGTCCCAAGTGTCTTTTTGTTTTACTGAGATGCCTTGCGTCTCAGCGTTTAGGAGGGCCTAGCCATCAGTTCGAAACTCAATGACATCAAAGTCCTTCATGTGGCTACGGCCATTCAGCCGACGATCGCTGTGGCAACATCCATCACGTCGCCAGCGATCGACTTGCTGACGTGTCCCAATAATCAGTGCTTCGCCGAGATGGCGGTCGGCATTGTCACTGGCACGGAAACCGTCTTCATCGGCAACATCCAAGAGTCACCGAGCACGACCGCCGCGTCGTTTACCAATGTCACGGCGTTCTCAACAGTGACCTCTACGACCGGCGCTCACGGCGTACAAGTCGTATCGTTCCAGCGCAAAGAGCGGTTTGTCCGATTCAGCGGGACGATCACGGGCACGACCGCGGCTGTTCCGCTGTGTGTCATCATCGGCGGTCAAAAGGGTCAATACTAAAATGGCGAACTTCATTCATACGGGTTGCGATTCAATCAACTTGGATCATGTGTGTTCGGCACGCTGGAATGGCGACAAAGTAACAGTGTGCCTCGACAGCGGCGCGGCGATCGTTCTAGACGGCGAATGTGCGGAGCATTTCGCTGTAGCAACCGGCAATAAAAAAGCAGTCGAAGCCGAGCACAAAAAAGAGGCGAAAGAATTGGCGAAGGCGGAAAAGCATTGATATACTTTTTTCAATGTCCAAACTTTCGCTAAACGAATCTCAGATACCTTCCCATCACGTCATCGTCACCTTCGGCCCTGGCATCAGCAGTGATGTCCAGGGCCGTGCTCTTTTGAAGCTGGAGAGATATTTGAGAGAGGAATTGGGTGTCAAAGCGGAAGTGTTCAAAATCACAATGGACGATGACCTTAAACGGCGGCGGGATATGACGGCCGAACAGCGCGAAAGCCTATGAGACGTTGTTTTATCGAAGGATGCAACCGGGAACCGACGACGAGGGAGCTTGTTAGCAATGGTCGCGGCGGGTGGCGTCTTTACTGTGATGAGCATTCGAACGCCGGAGCAGAGGGACAATCTGTGACCACTTTAGACACGGTGATAAAATTCGTTGTCGGGCAGTCGGTTGTGACTGCGACAATGCTCATGGTTAGCAAGGAAACCGGAAAACTTGTTCCAGCAATTAATGCAATGCCAGTCGCATACTCTCCGATCGCTTTGGAAGTCGGTGATGTAATCGAATGCAAACCTCATTCGATTAGGCCGTTCAGAATAGTTCGGGACGGGATAGAGATTTGGAGCGATTCGTGACCGCTACGCTTCCAATAGCCGAGCGTATGCCAATCGTCGGCACGGACATCATTGACACTACCGATGAACGGTGGGCAATGAGCGATGCCGCATGGTACGGTGTGGCGTCGGAGTTCGCGGAGCGGATGCTTGGAAGCGGACGAATAGAAGGATGCACGGAACGTAAAAAGTGTTTAGTAATCGGCTCGCCGATCCCTGAATTGTGGAAGATTCAGGCGAACGGATGGGGGACCGCGTATGTCGATTGCCGTGAAGCGCCGGAAGAAGTCGGAAGGTCCATCGTCGCCGATGCCACGGCCCTGCCGAGCGGGGATGGCTTTTATGATGCAGTCTCGTCTACGTGCGTCACGTGCCATGCGGGCTTGGGTAGGTACGGCGACCCGATCAAGCCCAACGGCGACTTGTTGATGTTGAAGGAGATTTACCGGGTTCTCAAGAGCGGTGGACGGGCCGCTATATGTCTCGGACCATGCAGCGACCAGTTAAGGGCTTCGGTGGTCTATGGCAATGTGCATCGTGTTTACAAGCCAGCGGAGATCCTGAGCGAAATCGAATCGATCGGATTCGTCGTCCTCGATTCGCAACTGACGGCGGCGCACGAGCCGGTGGGTGCTCCTGAAATCGAAGATGATAGTATTTGCGTCCATTACAGTTACTTGTCTGTGTTGCTGGGGAAGCCATGAGTGAGGATTCGCTAGTCGAGATGATTATCGAAGCTCATGATGCGTGCAAATCGGAGAACATGGATTGTCCGTGGTGCTCCGGCCACATTGGCGTTAGCAACGAGCATCACGACCAGTTCTGCCGATGGGAATTTGTGATTAAGCCGTCGTCGTCTTATTTGCTGAGGTCGTCGCCATGAGTGCTGCATTGCCGGAGTTTGTTGAACGACTCATCATCGATGGGACTCGCGTCGGGTGGCACAAGGAGCGCATCGCCGCATGGGAACGCGGCGAGAAGATTGCGCCCGTGACGATCGACTGCGCCATGACGCGCGCATGCCAGTACGCTTGCCACTTCTGCTACGCTCAGTTGCAAGCCAATGAGAGCGAAGGGAAGATTAGCAAGCAAAACTTCCTCGACTTCCTCTCTGACGCCGCAGAGATTGGCGTGAAAGGCGTCAGTTTTATTAGCGATGGGGAATCGACCGTCGTGCCGTGGTATGCCGATGCCGTTGAACACGCCGCAAGCGTCGGGTTGAAAGTTGGCGCAGGCAGCAACGGGCACAAGCTGACGAAGCCTGTGCTAGAGCGAGTACTGCCTCACTTGTCCTATTTGCGTTTCAACTTCTCCGCAGGCGAAAAGAAACGATACGCGGAGATCATGGGGGTTCCCCAATCGTATTACGATGACGTGGTGCAAAACATCCGCGATGCGATGGAGATTGTGAATCGCGACGGCCTCGCGGTGACGGTGAACATGCAGTTGGTGTTGGACCCTAAAGACGGCGATCAAATTCTTCCGTTTGCTCGCCTCGTGGCCGATCTTGCTCCGACGTATGGTGTTTTGAAACACTGCGCCGATGATGCGTTTGGAACACTTGGCGTGGACTACAGCAAATACGCCGCGCTGAAGGCCGATCTTGAGGAAGCGGAAGCAATCGGAAAACGTGCTGGCGTTCGCATCTCAGCGAAATGGGACAAGATCAACAGTGAAGGAAAGCGACCATATACACGCTGCCTCGGTTCTGCATTCATCATGCAAGTGAGCGGCAGCGGGCTCGTGGCTAATTGCGGATTCCATTTCAATGAGCGATTCAAAAAATTCCATATGGGGTCGATTGTTACTCAGCGATTCAAAGACATATGGGCAAGCGACAGATACGACGAGATCATGAAGTATCTCGGCAGCGACCAATTTAATCCACAGGATTCCTGCGGCGCATTGTGTTTGCAAGATTCGGTCAACAAGTTTCTCTACGAGTACCAAGAAAAGAGAATTGAATTGCCACTAACACCGGCACCGCCACACATTGAGTTTGTATGACTTGCGCCGCGTTCTCAATCATCGCTGGCATGCTAATCGGAGCCGCATTTGGCGACGGCCTCGGCGCTTTCTTTGGTGGCGTCGTTGGTTTTGTTGTTTGGCTTGGTTCAGACTTGGATTGTCTCGACCCATAATCCGGCCCATACCCGGACACCCACATGAGCGACAAGAGAAGGACGGTTCTGTCTGTCAAGGAATTGACTCTCGCCGCATCGGGGTGGCGAAGCGATGGAGCAACGATTGTCCTTGCCAGTGGGTGCTTCGATCCTTTGCATCTCGGCCACGTTGAACACTTAGAAAAGGCAAGAGAGTTCGGCAATGTCCTCATCGTTGGTGTCGCCAGCGACCGAATCGTCAGCGATTACAAACAGAAGCCCAACGGCGTCAAGCGGCCATTCATGCCTGCCATCATTCGCGCCGGTATTATTGGCGCTCTTCGATGCGTTGACGCTGCGGTTATCAATGATGAGGCTTGCGAGCTGATCGCCGCGATTCACCCTCACGTCTACGTCAAGGGATCTGAATACCGTGGCAATCTAACACCAGATTTAGAAGCGGAATTAGAGTTATTGAACCAACTTGGCGGGCGCATGGAATTCGTGTCCGGCGAGTTGGTATTATCATCGTCGGCGATCCTGGCGGGTACTCATTGCGGGTAGCATTCCGTGGCTGTAACCGTTGCTGTAGTCCAGACGAGTGCTGTCGGCGTCGGCGTCGCCGTCGATATTGTCGGCACGTCCGCATTCCAGCAAGTGAAGCTCGTCGGCGGCAATGCGGGGGCAACGACCGCAATTCAAGCAACGACGGACGCGCCGGCCGCGGATGCTGTTGGTTTGGTCGTTCGCCAGCAAGGCGCGAACGTCGTATCGGGGACAGTTCAAGTCGCAAATGCCGCTGGCGGCATTCTCAATGTGTCCGTTAGTGCAGTCGACATCACCACGACGGCGATTCCGGCGGCATCGTCAACGGGGATTATTGTTGCGGTAAAAGCAGGCGCTTCGGTCACGGCGGCTGTGACCGGAACCGTGGCGATTGTTCCAGGCGTCTCAATCGTTGCTCAGGCATCCGGCACGGTATCCGTCTCTGGAACAATCCCCGTAACCGGGACGATCAACCAACTCAATACCGTCGTCACGGTCCTTTCGACGGTCAATGTGGCTATTGTCGCCGGTGGCGCAGGCGGCGGTAGCGTTACGACGACGCAAGCGGCACAAACGGGCCAGTTGATGTGGTTAGCGCCGACGCAGACGCTCAGCGTTGTCAGTACCATCGCGACGATCCTCGGAACGCAGATTGTAAGCGTCGTTCCCGGCCTTAGCGTCTCAGCAGTTGTTAGCGGTACAGTCACGATCAACGGCGGTGCTTCAGTCACGATCCAGCAAGGCGCATCTGTGTCGGCTGTTGTCAGTGGCACGGTCAGCCTGTTGAACATCGTCCCGGTGACGACCGCGGCGTCCGTCTCCGTCACCGGCGTCCCCGTGTGGCTGAATCCAACGCAGCAAATCGCCGTCAGCGGGCTAGTCGGTCATTCGATCACGGGATCTGTCAATATCGTCTCCACGGCGGTGGTAACGCTAGCAACCGGGGGAACACTGGCGACGCTATTGGGCACTCTCCCGGTCACCGGGACGATCCAGAACGTCGCCAGCATCAGCACGATTTTGGGGACGCAGATTGTTACGCTGGCGACAGGCGGTTCTGTCGCGGCCCTTGATGTCGGCCGTACCAACGTCCTCATCATCCTCACGTCTACTTCGGTCGGCATCAGCGGCACGACAATGCCGTTCAACTTGTACATAGGAATGTCGGCCCCTGTCGCTGGGACGACGAGTTATGTCGTCCCAGCCGGTAAAACGCTACGCATTCTCGTGATGAATGCAGTCGTGCAGAATTCAGTGACGACTTCGCCGGCCATTGTCAGGATCAATGTGCTTGCCTCAACGGCCTTACCGACGTGGACTTCGACGGTCCCGGTCATGGCTCAAGTCGCGGTACAAGCGGCGAGCGCTACCGTCGGGTTCTCAGGGGCCGCTGTCCAAGTCGCGGACATCCCCGCCGGCGCAACGGTCGGGCTTGCCTTCACGATTGGAACGTCTGGCGCTTCCATCGTGGCGGCGCAGGCGATTGGGTATTTGTTCCCGTTATGAGACGCCAACCGTTCACCGACGCCGAAATCACACGGATGCGTGAGCTATACGAAAGTGGTCGGACAGGGCGGGAAGTCGCGGAGGAAATGGGCTGCAAAGAACTGTCGGTGCTAAAGCGGCTTCGCAAACTCGGTGTGACACGGACACGCGGGGGAGCAAGGGTTGGCAATCTACAGCCGCATTGGAAGCTCTGCGATCATGCCCCAGGGCCACCGCATCCGCTGTGGATGGCGGGCAAAGGAAGCAAACAGTACGGGACTCTTGAGATATGCGTGAAGTGTCGAGCCCGGTGCGTGACGGTATTCGGGATGACGCCTCGATGGCTGGCCCCAGTGTCACGCCCGCTCGCGAAGGACTTGGCATCGTGATTCTGGACGACGAGTTTTATCTGAAGATCCCCGGCCAGGAGGCATTGGTCGGGCCGATTCCGAAGTTCGAGTTGGAAGACATCTTGGACGCGAGGGAGAACGCAAATGGCTAAGGCAATTGTGCTCTGCTACAAGGACGTGGACATCGGGGCCACGCAGAACGACTTGATCTTGCGCGCCGAAGTCGTGTTCGCTGGTACTGGCGTTCCGGGCGGCGTCTTGACAAGTTTCGGAGCCGACGGCAACGGGCTCGCCATCGGCATCGACATCACGGCGCTCGCCCAATACTCGAATCGCGTTGAGGACGCATTGCTCGCCGAAGCGACGCGGCTCGGTGTGACCGGCTTGCTTCGCACGGATTGCCTGATGCCGACATATTCCAGGGGCGCTTGATTCGTTAGAAGGGAGGCCCGCTCTTTACTCGTCTGCTGATAGCTGCACCCGGCTAGCTCGTGTGCAGCGTCATCCAAGTCAGGGGGCGGGCGTCAGTGACCGCAAGAAGGATTGTATCACGGCCTTGAAGGTTCGAACATGATCACGCTCACCAATCTTACCGCGAGTTACGACGGAATCCCGGCGAGTCAGGGATTGGGGCTTATCCGCATCGACTTCACTGGCGTCACGCAACTGAAACTCGACGTGCGCGTGAACAAGATCGGCAGCGGCACGCAATCGTGGCAGTTGTGGAATGACACAGACAGCACTCAAGTCGGCGTGATTGACGACGCCGGCGCGACCGGCATCAAGGTTCTGTCGGCGACGTTCAATGTGGCACTGAGCGGCGAAAAAATATTGCGGGTCAGGGCCAAGTCAACTGTTGCGGCCGATGATCCTGTCTTTTTTGGCTCTTCAATCCTGGTGAAGTAGCAAATGCCACGAACTCGTAGCTACGGGCTTCGCGTCGGACTCCAATCGGGGGTCATGCCCTACCGCTACGAGTTGACGCCATATGTGTGGGACACGACGCAGGCGAATCGCCCATACTGGCGATTACCGTTTTCTTCTGTTGGCGGCGTCGATCTGCGGCCACTACCGGCGCAGGGCACGGCAGGCGGCGCTCCGCAGGGATTCGCCTTCGCGACGTGCCGACAGTCGCCGGGCGGAACAGCACTGGCCACGTCGTTTCACATGTCCGAGACGCCCGTTACAGCCGGGATACAGTCGGCGTGGCAGTCCGCGATGGACTACACGCCGCAAGGTGCCACCCTGACCGATCTGCTTTGGGATCAGTTGACAACCGGCAGCGATCCGACGGGACAGAATGGACCTAAGCCGCTGATGCCGGGCACCGATGGGCAACTGCGGCTCTACGTCGGTGGTCACTCGCTGGTGAAGTCGGAGCTGTTTACGTTTGGAGTGCATCCGCATACGAACCGCGTCCGCGACCTATTGCGGCTTCAATTCGAACAGCAATGGGAAGCGACAAACGGCCA